TTACGCTATATTTATCATCAACACTATTTAGAGAAACTCCAACTAAAATGTGTTTATTCCCATCACTATCATAGTATATAAGAGCTGCGGTTGGAGTGGAGCTAGGTGGTAGCAGTTCAGGTACAGTTTGCAGATATATTACATAATTTCTCATTCCCCCGATATTCTGAGGTTGACCTCTAAAAAATCTGACCCATTGCCCCCGTATGCAGTAACTTCCTTGAAAAAATGAACCATCACGTAGTATTCCCGGTTTATAGGTAATAGGAAACATCTGTTTTTGCGTAGCCATAAATTACCCTATATCTCTTTTTATACTACGATCGATGTAACGATCTTTGGTCAAATTATTAGCAGATGTTAAGCTTTCCTGATATAATTTTGTATAGACAGGCATTCTCTGATCATCCTTTAAATAAATAAGAGCCTCTAAAAAGGCGGCATAAAATAGAAGATCAGGGTAATAGTCTGTTAGTATGTTGGTTTGATTCTCATTTGTAATTAAATTAGGTCTTCCTATGTAAGTTATTTGGTAATTATATGCTTTATCCGGAGTTGGAACAATCAGATAATACTTATAAGGACTTACGTTTTCTTGTCCCGGTTGATAATCTGAGTAAAAGAGGGGAGGATTAGCCGCGTCGCTTAAATTAACATTTGGCCAGTAATTTATGCAGAACTCATAACTTCTAGGGAATAAGACGACGTTATTTATAAAAAAGTTATCTTCTGAACCATAAATTATTGAGATAGTTTCCTGCCAGTCAGCAGGTTTTTCAATAGTTGCATTGTTTACTTGAAACTTTTTAGGTTCTGTTGCCTTTTGAAAACCAAGAGTATTTAGTTCCTTCCAGATTTTCTGCTGTCCCATCTCAATAAAATAGGGAATAGAGGCGGCAAATTCAATGCTACCTCCTCTATTGGCATAAGCTATAATCTGATTAACAAGAGTATTATAGTTCATTTACTAATAAGCTTTTTAAGCTGAGGTAATTGTCTGCCAGGCATTTTTGTAAGTCCGCAGTACATTGTTGGTAGTATCATAATAAGTAAAACCATTTACCTGATTAGCAGCTACTTCAACAGCTGCTCTCGTGCCAGATGGATATACAAAAGGTGTTCCATTAGTAAGACCTGCTCCAGTGGCAGTTGTATTAACTGAAAGGATATTTTGCCATTGACCGGCATTATTTGCAAAATCAAAGATTTGTAAAAAACCAGTCGTAATATTAAAAATCACAGTGCCAGGTTTTACTTTATATGTAACATTATTTACTACGTAAGGAGTAACGTTTTCTAGTTTATCTCTCTGCGTAGTGGTAACACTAGGAAAAGCAAAAGTAGCGTTAGGATTATTAGTTCCGGTAGTTTGATCACTGGTAATAGTAAGACCGCTTAAAGCGGTAATGTTTGATAAGTCTGCCATATGTTTCCTTTTTCTTTTTTATTATAACACAAAGTACTTATAACTCTTAAAAATCGTATAAATGTAATTATTTTTGAAAATTACATTTTTGAATAAATTGCTGTATCTTTATGGCGTCCTGTTGATATTGCTGCTCTGCTGCTGTTTGTATGTAGTTTAAAAAATCAGCATTAGTAGTATCAAGTTCTGTGTCTTCGTTTAAGTCGTAAATGGTATTAAAACGATAATAAAATAAATCCTGATTATTTATTTTAGTGCCATACAAAGATAATAATTCCAAGATTTTATTAATCGCCTCTTGCGGTCCACTTATTCCTAATGATATTAAATCAAGTAACAAATAAACATTTTCAAAATCAGGAAGGATTGAATTAACGATTTCTTCTGTTTTTTCTGTTGTATAATTTTTATGTAACAATAAAAAATTTCTAAACTCATTAAGATATTTTTTTATAGATTCAGGAGGCGGCACTGGTACTGGATCAAATAATCCTATTGTCCCAAGCCCCGTACCAACCGATAGAATACAAGTACGATTAGCAGAAGGATTAATAGCATTGTTATAAGCCCATGATAATGCTGCGGGGTTGTTCTGGAATACTCCTCCGTCAATAAATTTAGAATCAGGAGTAGTAACTTCCGGAATATTTACTGCTGGAAAATAAATAGGAGCGGCGCTTGTTGATAAAGCTACGTCTTGAACTAGATAATTCTGACCTTCGAGCCCTCTGAATTTTATATTTGAATATAACACCGGACGATAAGCTTTAACATCAGTGCCGACATCTGGTACTTGCGTTGTATAGATTTCAACGCTAGGAATTAGTACATTAGTTTTTAGCTGAAACATTTTGCTTTGCCCAAATTTAGCATTTAGCAGGGCTTTTAAGTTTGTATTTTGATACCATGTTTGATCGCCATATAGAATGGTATTTATTTTCTGCAATGTTGAGACAGGAGGATAAAAAATACTACTTGGGTTGTTACTTCCGTTGTTTAAAGGATTCTGTTGAGCTAAAAATAGCTCGATCATATCATCGGGACTATAACCGCTTGCATATGCTAAGGCCTGAATACCTCCGATAGAAGTCCCAGCTATAATATTAAAATATTTATATATCTGATTACTTGGTATGCCTGCATCACGGCAAAAGTATTTCATGAAATAAGCAGAAAATAAACCTTTCATGCCGCCGCCATCAAAAGAAAGAACTTTATCTATTTTCATCAAAGTCTCTATAGATAATATTTACAATGTTTCTAAGGGAGGTATTAAAGCTTGAATTGAATGACAATCAGTAATAAGAGTGTTAAGAATAGTTATTAGATCAGAGCCTTTTGGCGCTCCTTCTGGTACTTGTGCAATTAAATTATTACTATCTTGAATAGTTTGTGTTGTTGAAGACTGTAAAGCTAGATACCATGCTTTTTGCGTTTCTGGATTAGCAGGGCTATAATAACCAAATAAATAACTACCATTCTGATTAACACATTGTACATCTGATGGTATAGAAGCATAAATAGAAGGTTGGCTAAACACTTGTGCTACTACACTATTAAAATATAATAAATCAACTTGGGTTTGAGTTACGATTTTTAAATTTGGCAAATTTTGAACGCTCATTTTTGTTTCTCCTAGTAAAGTTATAATAAATTTATGTTTCCGGTATCGTTAATTTTCTTGTCCTATATCAGAATAAAAAACATGTATTTCCAAAACAGCATCGCCGTTTAACAACTCTTCTCCATCATTTACTAAAGTTAAAGGGTAACCTAATACGGATTTATATGGTTTAGGATTGCAGTTATTGACGTTGATTAAGATAAATTGATCTTCTAAAATGTCTAAAAAATCAATGGTATTTACTTCACCAAAAACAAGTTCACCAAGCATTACTTTTAAGATTGCCCCTTGACACTTGTAAGGCACAAGATTTTTTAATTTTCTTATGCCGATTCTATGAGGAATGATACAGTTTAAAATCGTTGTATCTAAAATAACAAAAGGCTCTTCTTTTAAAGACAATAATTCATCAGGAGTTATAATCTTTTTTTCATATCCAAAATTTACTATTGTCATATTTACCTTTTAAGTTTTTTTAATTTTCTTTCAAGAATATCTACACGTTTTAAGGTGTTTTTTAATACTACCATTGATAATTCAAAAAGTTTATTTTTGGTAACTGACGGGCAGGTTTCAAAAGTGCCGTAAGCAAACCCGTTGCCCGGTAGTTTTTCAGAGCAGGAAATAATTAACCGCTTTGGGGTAGTTTTTAAAATCTCTACTTCAACTGATTTATTAAGTAAAATTAACTGTAGTTTACTCCCTTCAATGTTGGTTAATTTTTCTTTAAATACCAATTCATAGCTACATTCCGTTATCGGTTTAATTAGGCAAGACTGTAATATGTTAGGGACAAAACTTTTGTCCTCTACGACATAATCAGGTAAAATCTCTTTTAAAGGTTCGGCAATAACCCCAAAAGTTACCCCCTCACCATTTTTAATTTTATCTTTATAACTGTATTTAAAGAAAGGTATTTTACTAAATATCTTTAATGCTTCCTCTTCTATATCTTTGCCTGAAGATTCAATATTTTTGGTTTTAATGGAAGAAACGGCATTAAACTCGGAAGCCTTGACTCTATTGTTGCAGTTAATTGAGTATGAATACTGCCCTGATGCTGTTCCCGTGTTGCCGCTTGAATTAAGGTAACCGTAACTCCCGCTGTAAGGTTTATAATTGCCTGAGTCGTTGATATTGAGTGCATAGTTATAATTAATAACCTGTGCATTATTAGCCATAGAATAGATAGCTCCGAACTGACTACCTGAATTATAACCAAAAGTAAAAGTATCTATTCCATTTGTCGGTGCATAAAACTGAAATTCATAACCTGCTCCATCACTAGTATTATCCCTATTCATTCGGAATCTTAATGTTTTGTTAGTACTATTAGGAATAGTTAAATCAAAATCAAAGCTTGCAGCAGTACTTCCGGTAGCAGTATAATTAAAAATCTGATTTGTAGTTTTATTAATAACATTACTTAAAGAAGTATTGATAGGTGTTCCTGTTACTCCTGACCCCGTAATATCACCTAATAAAGAAACAGTATTGACTTGTAAAACAGAGTTTACGTACTCTACTACGAATATCTTGTTAGCAGCGTCTGTGTCTGCATCAGGAGTTGCAACATTAGAGATTCTGTTATTATTAACATTTATATTTTTATAGAATAAAAATTGATCCGAACTGTTTTCATTAAAAGTCATTAAAAAACTTCCAATTATACCGGAATTTTGCTGATTTTGTTGATATTCTAAAGAACTTAAATGAAACGTCCCATTAATATTAGTAGAGTCAGAAAAAAAACCCACTCTATATCCCTTCTCCTGAATATTGAGTAGATCGAGGTCTAAATTAATGACATTAGATTCTATCGGTAATATATTTTCTAATCTCAAAATTCCATTAGGATATTCAAATAAAAATCTTTGTGTATCTCCTAAGATTTTTAAATTCGGTTTTATACCTCCGACAATTACAGTGGTTGCCATATTACCTCCGTATCATCGTTTAATAAATCCCAACATATTTGCAATGATTTATCTTCTACGTAACTTTCATCGCTAAGAGTCTGCCACATTACTCCGTCATAATACTCGAGCTTAACAATTTGCTGAGCTTGTGGTTTTTGTTTTGTTAATATTCTTTTATTTTTGCTCATTTTAAATTTCTGTATTAAATCTTAAAGTACCGGGCAATGGATTGTTAGGACGCTCGGATGTAGAGCCGCCAGGCATTGTAATACCTGCATTACCTGGTATAATAGGATTAGGTGCAATGCTAATTGTGGCTATGTTATTATTTACAGTAACTATTATTTGATTAGCGCTGCCCTCAATGCTTACAATATTGTTTTCCGATAATTCGGCAAAAACAATGTTATCCGTACCGACAGTTGCAACGGCTCCGGTAAGCATCCAAGCAGTTACGGCATTTACTGTTCCGCTAATTATGTTAATTACATCACCTCTAACCATTTGAGACGGAGAATCAAAGTCGGCAGCTCTTGTTAATACCCAGTTAGTTGTAGTAGAACCGATATTAGTTACTATATATATTCCGTTTTGCAAAGCAGCTGTCTGATCTTTAACTAGGACTCTATTACCTTCAGCTAAAGCAACTCCATCAATAACAAGTGCGGTTTGCGTTCCTGAATTAGTTAAAGTAGCTCCCGTCCCATTAGTACCATTTGCATAAATAGCTGTTAAATTGCTAGTCGTTCCTACTAAACAGGCAGGTATCGTAGCAATGTTATTTAACACCCAATCTTCAGTTGCTAAAGTAAACCAGTTTATTCCATCGGTAAATTCAGGTTTTCCGGTAGGTGTCGGTAATGGCGCTTTTAGGTTATGGTCATTTAAGTTATTGCTCATGTTTTCTCTTTTATTTTTCTTAATAAATTTTACCATAAAATCAAAGTGAAGTGTTAAACCTGATCATTCCAGGAATTAGCGCATTCGGTCTTTGCATGC